GTTTTGGAACCTGCCAGGTTCTGTTTTGGAACCTAGCCCGTTCCGGATTGGAACTCGCTGGCAGTCCGTTCCGGATTGGAACTGATGGGGGGGATGGGGGGTAGCTTTGTCTTTATTATTATTGTACCCACCCACCCACAAAAAAAGCGGAAACTGGGGGGTATTGCATTCCTCAGATACTTGTATAGGATAGGGAGGGAAAGGCGGGCTAAACTACATATTAATTTTGAGGAAAGAATCATGGCTGAAGACCATACAGTTGAGTACAAGTCTATTGATTATTATTCGATGTGTCAGAAGTCCAAGGACAAGATTAAGGCTATGCAGGATGCGGGCTTTTCTACGCCTTATGATGCTAAATCTACCCCTGAAGAGACTGAGATGCCCAAGATGGGTGGTTATTCCGTCATTATGATGGGTAAGTGAAGGAGATAAACCATGGCTGCACCAGCAATAATCATGGGTTTTATTAGCAGGAAAGGCGTGCAAAAAGCCATAGAAAAGTATGGCAAAGCAGCCGTCAGGAAGGCTCAACAAGCAAGCAAAAAGGTTGATGACGCGCTAGATAAGGCCCAAGGCGTAAAACCAAGCACCTCCGGTAGACGAACTGATAGTGCAATAATTGGAAAAGACAGGGTTAAAGCTGCAATACGTGGCGCAAAGACACAAGGCGGAGCAGTAGGTGCTGCTGGCGGGTATGCTGCTGGCGCAGGCAAAAAATCAGATTATTCTGCTGCCAATGTGGATTTATCTGGCGGCAAGGGATCTTTGCCATTAGCTGATATGAGTCAAAGCATTGACGCAAGAGGTGACGATAAAGGTATACGTTACTTCCAAGGCGGTAAAGAAGTCAGACTGCCAAAGTAAGTGGATGACTGCCCTGTTCAAAGCGATGTAGAGTCTGCGATAGACTTTACCTGGGAGTTATTATTCTTATCGCCTTGGGAACTGGTGTATATTGGCATCCCTATGTCCGTGCTGGCGTTTTATATGTTAACCATTTACGCCATCTTTAAAGCGATACAAAAGAAGTATTCGTAAGTACTTACTAACCTTGGAGGCCGCATGGATACTGATCCTAGCGATAACCTTGAAGAAAAACCTAAACGCCGTGGTGGCCCTACCAAGGCTGAAATAGACAGCAAAAGTGCCAAACGGCACAATTCTGCCGGTGGCAGGAAGAAAATAGGCCGTCCCAAGGGTGATGCGGGCATTATCAACGAATACAAGGCCCGTATGCTGGCTTCCCCCAAGTCCCGTAAGGTCTTGGACTCTATCTTCAATGCTGCAATGGATGATGAACATAAGAACCAAGCTGCGGCGTGGAAGCTGGTGATGGATCGAATCCTACCTGTAGCCGCATTTGAAAAGGATGTTGTCCAAAATGGGGGCAAATCTGCTATTCAGATCAATATCACGGGTGTCGGTTCTGTTTCGGAACCCACTATTGAGCCTACAACCATCAATCAGACTACTATTGACGGCGATTCCGGTGAAATACTTCAAGATTGAAGAGTTTGACTGCCAGGAAACCGGCAATAACGAAATGGATGGCTTATTTCTTGAAATGCTCGACCAATTACGGGAAAGGTGTGGTTTTCCCTTTACGATTACCTCTGGCTATCGCGATCCCAAACACTCAATAGAAGCTAAAAAAGAAAAGCCCGGTACTCATACTCAAGGTATTGCAGCGGATATTTACACTGTTTCTGGCGCTGAACGCCATATTATCCTTGCAAATGCCTTTAAGATGGGTTTTGGTGGCGTTGGCATTGCTAAAACCTTTATTCATGTGGATAGCAGGGACACAACCCCTGTGGTCTGGACGTATTAATGACCCCTGAACAGCTAAACGCATGGCGAATAATCCCAAGATTGCTAATGTTTGCAATGATTGCCATGACGTATCGCACTGTAGAGTGGTTTATGTCCTTGCCTGACCCTAATCCTGAGCAGGCTGCACTAGTTTCGGTCATGACAGGGGCCTTAACTGGTGCGTTTGGTCTATTTTTGGGCAAAAAAGAGTAATGGCCGACCTAAACGTCAGTCTTTTGTCATGGCAGCAAGATGTTTTTGCTGATCCCACTCGTTTTAAGGTGGTCGCCGCCGGTAGACGTACCGGAAAATCCCGATTAGCCGCATGGCTATTGATTATCAACGGATTACAGGCCGATAAGGGCCATGTCTTCTATGTCGCCCCGACTCAGGGGCAGGCCCGTGACATCATGTGGCAAACCCTTATGGAATTGGGCCATCCTGTCATTGCTGGCTCGCACATCAACAATCTTCAAATCAAGCTGGTCAACGGGGCTACGATTAGCCTAAAAGGTGCTGATAGACCCGAAACCATGCGTGGTGTGTCTTTGAAGTATCTTGTCATGGACGAATACGCCGATATGAAGCCCGATGTCTGGGAGCAAATCCTCAGACCTGCCTTGACAGACCAGAAAGGTGAGGCGCTGTTTATCGGTACGCCGATGGGCCGTAATCATTTCTACGAATTGTACAAGTATGCCGAGCTAGGTGATGACGAAACCTACAAGTCGTGGCACTTTACGAGTTACGATAATTCTGTTCTGGATTCTGGCGAAATTGACATTGCCAAGAAATCCATGTCTAGTTACGCCTTCAGACAAGAGTTCATGGCTTCATTTGAAGCTAGAGGCTCTGAGATGTTTAAGGAAGACTGGGTTAAATTTGGGGAAGAGCCTGAAGAGGGCGATTACTATATTGCCGTTGACCTAGCTGGCTTTGAAGATGTAAACAAGAAACGAACCAAGAATACAAAACTGGACGATACTGCGATTGCAGTAGCAAAGGTGAATGAGAATGGCTGGTTTGTGGAAAACATTATCTACGGTCGCTGGGGCCTTGATGAGACGGCTACGAAGATCTTTCAGGCCGTCCGTGACTATCGACCCGTTAGTGTCGGCATCGAAAAAGGAATCGCCAAACAGGCAGTAATGTCGCCGCTTTCTGACTTGATGAAGCGGTATGGCACGTTTTTCAGAGTTGAGGAATTAACGCACGGAAACAAGAAAAAGACTGACCGGGTGATGTGGGCCTTACAGGGCCGGTTTGAAAACGGCTATATCACTCTGAATCAAGGCGAATGGAATGTTAAGTTCCTTGACCAGTTGTTTCAGTTTCCAGATGCTTTGACGCACGATGACCTGATTGATGCGTTAGCGTACATAGATCAGTTGGCTGAAGTAGCCTATGACTATGAATATGAAATTGAAGACCACGAAATCTTGGATGTGGTAGCGGGATACTAAAATGGCAGATGACTACAGCCCAGACCCCCTCATGGCAGAGCAGTCCATTGAATCGTGGGTTATTAACAAATGTGATGATTGGCGTGATTACTACGAATCAAACTATGAAGACCGCTTTGATGAGTACTACAGACTTTGGCGTGGTCAGTGGAGTCCAGAGGATTCCGAAAGGGCGTCAGAACGCTCAAGGATTATTTCACCAGCCTTGCAGCAGGCCGTTGAATCCAATGTTGCAGAACTGGAAGAAGCTACATTTGGTCGTGGCAAATTTTTTGATATTGCTGATGATGTAGTTGATTCACAAAAACAAGACGCTTTGTTTTTACGAAACAAGCTGTCTGAAGACTTTGAAGCCTGCAAGGTTCGTAAAGCTGTAGCGGAATGTTTAATTAACTCAGCCGTATTTGGTACGGGTGTTGGTGAAGTTGTCCTAGAAGAAATCAAGGAAATGGCCCCTGCTACCGAACCCATTATGGGTGGTGATCTTCAGGCTGTTGGCGTCAATATTACCGACCGTGTAGTCGTAAAGCTCAAGCCGGTATTGCCTCAAAATTTCTTAATAGACCCCGTAGCGACCTCGGTTGAGGATGCCTACGGTGTGGCGGTCGATGAGTTTGTTAGCCGCCATAGCGTTGAGATATTGCAAGAGCAGGGTGTTTATCGCGAGGCGATGATCGAATCAGCCGCTCCAGATACCGATTTGGAACCCGATCAAGACCTGACTATCTATAATGATGACAAGGTTCGTCTGACTAAATACTACGGCCTTGTACCTAGGGATCTTTTGGAAAAAGAAGATGTCGAGATACAAGAAGACTCCATGTATGTCGAGGCAATCGTTGTGATTGCTAATGGTGGCGTACTGCTCAAGGCTGAAGTTAACCCCTACATGATGAACGACCGGCCTGTTGTGGCGTTTCCTTGGGATGTAGTCCCTGGGCGATTCTGGGGCCGTGGTGTGTGTGAGAAGGGCTATAACAGTCAAAAAGCACTGGATACAGAACTTAGAGCAAGAATAGATGCCCTGAGTCTAACCATCCACCCAATGCTGGCCGTTGATGCTACAAGACTTCCGAGAGGGGCCAAACCGGAAGTTCGACCCGGCAAGATGATCTTAACCAACGGAGATCCGCGTGAAGTACTTCAGCCGTTCAACTTCGGGCAAGTCAGTCAGATTACGTTTGGTCAAGCCGCCGCGCTACAGCAAATGGTTCAACAGGCTACAGGGGCGGTTGATTCTGCTGGAATTGCAGGCCAGGTTAATGGTGAAGCGACAGCCGCTGGCATCAGTATGTCTCTCGGCGCTATTATCAAGCGTCATAAGCGTACTCTTATTAACTTCCAACAGTCCTTCCTCTTGCCCTTTGTAACCAAAGCGGCACACCGTTATATGCAGTTTGACCCCGAAAACTACCCCGTAGCGGACTATAAGTTTGTTGCTACGAGTACCTTGGGGATTATTGCTAGGGAATATGAGGTTTCGCAGCTAGTGCAGTTGCTTCAGACCATGAAACAGGATAGCCCTGCTTACTCAATACTGATGCAAAGCATTATTGAAAACATGAACCTCAACAACCGTGAGCAGTTGATGGCGGCTATGCAACAAGCGGCACAGCCTAATCCTCAAGCCCAGCAGATGGCGATGATGGCGCAACAGGCGCAGGTAGCTTTGCAACAAAGTCAAACAGCGGCACTAAGCGGTCAGGCCGCTGAATCTCAGGCTCGCGCGCAAAAGCTGGCAGTTGAGGCCCAGCTAGCCCCACAAGAGCTTCAGATAGACGTTGTTAATGCTGTAACCAGAAACCTAAAAGAAGGTAACGAAGATGACAAAGAGTTTGAAAGAAGGCTCAAGGTTGCAGATAGACTTCTCAAAGAAAGCGAACTAAAGGGCAAACAGCAAAATGCTAATGACGCAAACGGAACTCAACAACCTGTTCGGTCAGGTCAACGAAGCCTTCAAGAAGCAGACGGAGCAGTTGAACGACTTGAGGCGGCAATTAGACCAGCTTGAGGAAAGGCTTGATGGCTACGAAAAAAGATCCAAAGTTGGTACGCGCGGGCGTAAGCGGGTACAACAAACCGAAACGAACCCCGAACCATCCGACCAAGAAGTTCGTAGTAGTGGCGAAGCAGGGGGACAAGACCAAAACGATTAGGTTTGGTGATGCCAAAATGACGATTAAGAAGAGTCAACCAGCTAGACGCAAGTCATTTCGGGCTAGGCACAAGTGTGATACAAACCCGCCTAGTAAACTGACAGCACGATACTGGTCGTGCAAAAAGTGGTGATGGTATGAAGGTAAAAGCACCAAAAGGCTATCATTGGATGAAGGATGGCAAAGAATACAAGCTGATGAAGAATCCACCT